CCCTGGGAGTGCCGGTATTCGGACCTTCCCAACTGGCAGCGAGGCTCGAGTCCTCCAAAGCGTTCGCCAAGGACGTCATGGCCCGCGCCGGGGTGCCGACCGGCGCCTCGTGGGCGTTCCACGACGCCGCCGCCGCCCATCGTCATCCCGGAACCGCCGCCGCTTAACGGCACCGGCGTGACATGGACATCGGCTAAGGGTCGGGTAACGCTGCTGTCGAACTGGCAGAACTTCGACCATGGCATTTTGGTGCGCCCGGGGCTGCTCGGTCTGGGGATGCCCGACTACACCATTTGGGCTGACCAGTCCCCGGCCTATGACGGGGAAATCATTCGCGGTGTGCGCGCGGACCCGCGCGAGATCACCATTCCTATCCACGTCTACGCGCGGTCTCGCCCCGAGTGCTTGGCGATCTATCACGACCTCGTGGACGATCTGGACCCGCAAGCCGGCCCCGGTGAGATCCGCATTTCGGAGGCCGATGGGTCATACCGCACCATACGGGGCTACTACGCCTCCGGCTTGGAAGGCCGCGACGACGACGACAGCACCGGCCGTACGTGGCTGTCGGTGGCGTTGGTGTTCCGCTGCGAGTCCCCATTTTGGGAAGGCGTAGAGGAATCGGTGAGGTGGAAACTCGCTGTTTCGGCGCCGGGGTCGTTCTATCCCATCCTTCCTCTTGCGGTGAAAGACGCCGAGGTGTCGGGACAATTCAACGCCACCAACAAAGGCAACGTTCGCGCGTTCCCGATCTGGGAAACCACGGGCCCCTATACGTCGATCACCGCGACCAACGAAACCACCGGCCGGCTGTTCTCCATAGACAAAGCGCTCGTCGGCGGCGACACATCCGTCGTCGACACCCGCCAAGGCATCAAGTCCGCTGTGCTCAACGGCACGGTGAACCTGTGGGAATGGATGGACATAGATGCCGCTGACCTGTGGCCACTAGAGCCCGGCGATAACACCGTGAGCCTGATCGCGCCGGCCGCGTCCACCGACTCAGAAATCGTCATGCGGTACCGCCCACGATGGAAAACGGCGTACTGACATGGACGGCTTACGCGTTCTCATCCGGGACTCCGACCTTAAGTTGGTCGGAGAAATCGACGACTACACCCGGCTAGAGATGGTGCCCCGGTTCAACGTGACCGGGGCTTTCATCCTCGACGTGTCGGCCGCCTCGGCCAAGATTCCGCTTCTCGATCCACAGCAGAACCCCGGCGGCGGAATCATCATCTTGCCCGAGGGCGGCACCACCGCGCTCATGTCCGGCCGCGTCGCCGGGTTTTCCTGGTCGATGTCCGAAGACGACGGCATCGGGCGCGTGACGGTCACCGGCAAGGACGACATGCGGGTACTAGATCAGCGCTTGGTGTACCCGGTGCCCGGATCGGATATCCCCTCACAGGGCGCCACAGCGTTCTACAACGTGTCCGGGGCCACCGACGCGCTGGAAACGATCATGTGGCGCCTGGTCAACCTCAACGCCGGCCCTGGGGCCCTGGTGGCGCGCCGTGTGCCCCACATGGTCATGACCACCGACGCCGAGCGCGGCGAAGCGACCGCGTTCCGGTACTCGTTCCGGTTCGAGACCGTGCGGGAAGCGTTGGAGCTTGTCGCCCGCGCCGCGCCGACTGACCTACCCGGGCCGACCACGCGCGGCGGGCTGGGGTTCCGGGTCGTGCAAGTGCCCGGCCATCAACTGGAATTCCAGATTTACGAGACCGTCGACCGGGTCAAGACCGCGAAATTCTCCCTCGACATCGGGAACCTGACCGACGCCGAATACTCCGTGACCGCGCCCACCGCGACTAACGCCATTCTCGGGGCCGGCCGGTCCGCCACGTTCACCGATGGCCCGCAGGTCGCGGCGAACCTGTACGAGGTCAGCCGGACCGACGATTGGTTTCCCGACGAGTACGCCGAAGTGTTCTCCGACTTCGGCGAGATCGACCCCGCCGCCTCCGACATCACCGAGCGGCTCCAGACCGCCGCCGACGCGGTGTTCGACACCGCCGCCGGTCAGGTCGGCCTATCCATTACCCCGGTTGACACCGAGCAATTGCAGTACGGCCGCGACTGGAACGTCGGCGACATCGTCACGTGCAAGGTGCCGTATTTGACGATCCAAGAGCAGGTCAGAGAGGTGAAGTTAGTCACCGAAGCCGCCTCGGGATTGCAGGCCGAAGCGGTCGTAGGGACGCAAGACGGCGCCTACCAGCGGCGCACACCCGGGGTGTATCGGCGGCTCACTGAGCTATCGCGGCTCATGAGGAAGAAAGAAACGACGGTGTAATCATGGCTGAGACTTCGTATCCGTTCAGCACCACGGACCTGGCTACAGAGTTGCAATGGTCCCGCATGGCCCGCTGGTACGCCCTGGATGGGGTGTGCGCCGACGACCCGTCAAGTACTGACCTCAAGGCCACGTCGTCGGGTATGACCGTGTCGCTCAATCCCGGCGACGCGGATGTGAACGCGTTCCACTACATCAATGACGCGGTGAAGAACTTCACCGTCCCGGCCAATGGCGGCGCCTCCACACGCTTTGACCGGATCTTTCTACGGTCGTCGCAGTCGGCTAACGAGGTGATCGCGACCTACGTCACCGGCGGTACATCGCCACCGGTGGCCAACACCGACCGTACCGACGTGTGGGACTTGTACAACACCAAGGTAACCGTGCCGGCGGGCGCCACGGCGGTGACGTTGAGCGACGAACGGCTGTTCCGTGGCCACCCCGTTGATATCGGGTCGTCGTCGTTTCGTCGTGATCCGATCACCGGCCTATTGCGCATTGAGGACGCGCTATCAGGCAACCCCAAGTTACTGGTCGGTATCGGGTCGGCGTGGAAACAGATCTACCCCGGTGACAAGTACGTGAAGTCGTCAAATCCGGCGGCATTCACGTTCAACACCGGCGGCACGTGGCAGGACTACGCGAACGGCTGGTCGGCCATCTCCGTGCCCGGTGTGCAGGCCGGTGACCAACTCGAAATTTACCTCATGGCCAGCCACGAGGTAACCAACGGCGCCGGCGGCAACATGGGCACCTCGTTCCGGGTGTCCGGTGTCGGTATCGGCGCTAGCGACTACTCCCATGAAGTGCTGAACAACTGGGATGACGGTTTCACTCACACCGACCAAATCACGTTGATCTATGACGCCGCGTCGTCCGGTACGGCAATCATCACGCCGCGCGGCCGCTCGCAGGGGACCAACAAACTCGTTCGCGGCACCCTCGCCGCGCGGATCGTGAGATAGGGGGCTGTCATGCGGCATCTATTCGGGTTGGAACCTGCCGACCTAGCGGTCGAGAAAGACGGCGAAGAAATGATTCTTCGCCCGGCCGCTGTCGGTCAGGTCTATGACTCCTACACCGGCGGTACCCAGATCACCGACCTTTTGGAGGTCGACGGCGCGACACCGGCCACGCAGGTGACCGCCGACGACAACGCGCGCGTGGGGTTCTACGCCGATGAGGTCGCGGGCGTGGGCCGTAAATTGGTGTACGTCGATTTCGGTTTCGCGGCCGGCCGGTTCGCTATGACCGCCACCAGCATAGGCGCCGAAGTCGACCTAAAGGCCAACGCGTTAGACGCGGTGTTGCGCTCGGGTGACCAGACAGCCACCGGCCTGAAAACGTTCCGGCGGCTATTCGTAGACCTAGCCGACCTGGTTAACCCGGGTCTGGTGCTCCGGCAAAACAACACCGTCACATCCACCAGTGACACCGAAATGATGCAGGCGTTCTATAAGGCGCTCAAGGGTTGGTGGTTGAACGAAAAGGCCCAGATGCGCGGCCGCCGGGTCGATTCCGAAGTCGTGTTTAAGCTGTTCGGGCGCGGTAATGACGGCACCGCTAATACCCAAGTCGACATAATGCAAATCCTCGCCGACGTGGGCGGTGTCGATACCACCGTCGCGCGCGTGGGCGCGCTCGGGTCGTTCTATCACAAGCTCAACGATTTGACCCAGTGGACCGACCTCACCGTCGACTCTCCCACCACCGCCACCAAGTACACCGCACAGGCCAACGGTACGGCGAACTTCAACGCGCCACAGATCAAGGTGATTAACGGCGGCACCGAGGTCATCGGGCGGGGTCGTATCAACGTGGCCGCTATCACGGGTGTCGCCGACGAAGTGATCGCCTCGGCGCTACCAACGGCTATCGCTCTACGCGGTATGGGAACGAATGTGTCGTCGGTCCCCACGCGTGAGCGCCCTGCTACCTGCTTTATCACCGGCTCGGGTGCTCAGCGCCTCATGGTCACGTCAGCAGGCCAGCTCAAGGCCGTGGGGACCGTGACGGGTGGATCGGGCGTCTACATGGACTTGGGGCCGATGAGGTACAACCTCGAATCGTAAAACGGACAATGAGCGTTGTTACCCATAAACCACCCAAAGACCATAGAATCGGGCAACAGGGGGTAAAGATGGCTCTAAGCCCTAACGGGTACACCGTTCTCACCTCATCGCCAGGCGCCCAATACGTGCCGGGCTCTACCGTTCGCCTCACCGTGCTACGGGGAATCCCGGGCGCCATGCTGCTGTATCTGGCCGGCGAGTTCGACCGCCGCGTCGAGGACATCGACCAAGCATTCGGTCACCCCGTCGACGACGGCGCATGGAATAACCGCAACGTCGCGGGAACCATGGTCAAGTCCAACCACGCCAGCGCCTCGGCCATCGACCTGAACTGGAACAAACACCCGCGCGGCAAGCGCGGCACCTTCACCGCTGCCCAAGTGCGCACCATCCGGGAAATCCTCACCGAATGCGGGGGGGTCATTCGCTGGGGCGGTGACTACGTCTCGCCGTCCATCGTCGATGAAATGCACTTTGAGCTGGTCGCTAACGCCTCCGCCGTATCCGCCGCATGGAACCGGCTACAGGAACGCCTAGCCCGCTCCGTTGTGAAAGGGGCCATCATCATGCAACCCAATGTCGTAGACCTGCCGCCCCGGTTCGCGTATCGAAAGAACGCGGCCGGTAACCATGAGCTGATCGACAAAACCGCTTTAGTGCGCTTTGTCGGTGAATGGACGGGGACGTCCTTTTTAGGGCCTTTGGTGGGTAGTGTAACGATCTACTCGCATTGGACGATAGACCCACAGACGGCCATCGTGCTACCCGAGATCACCTACCGCGATTCCAAAAGCGGCACTCAACAGTGGGTCCAAAAAGTCCCCCCGGTCAGCCTCTCCCACTACAAAGAGGCCGATTGGGTCCACCTGGAAAACGGCGCGTTCGGGTTCTCCCTCGGCCTCGTCGAAAACGACTTCGACCTATCGGTACCGATCTCGGCGTCAGTGATGTATGCCGTTAAGTCGGCGTGAGATGGTTACCGGTCCCCCTCCTGCCGGGGAGCCACAAACCGCGTGGGAGCGGCTGAAAACGGCCTACGTGATGCGCGCCATGGCGACGGTCATGTCGGGCGGAATGATCCCCGTGGGGGTTATCGGGCTGGCCATGGGTAAAGACTCCTCCCGGGCGTTCAGCGTGATTTCCGGCGGAAGTCTGGTAGCGCACGCCTTCGGCGGATTATTGGCCCTAGGCGGCGTCTTCGTTCTCGTGGGTATCGCTCGCGCGGAAGCGTTCGGCGAAGTCATGGGGCTTAGCCTCATCGCTATGGGCGCCGCCCTATACGCCGGCGGGGTGTACCTCGGTTTAGGTCTCAACGGGCTCATCGCGGGATCGCTAGCCGCGCTCATCTCTTTGGGGGCCGCGTCGCGGGTGTCTTTTCTGCTTCGTCTGGCAAAAATGGCCAAGCAGGCGGACCCCAGACACGGGCGGTAAGCCATGCCCGTACTTCACGCTCTGGCCTTAGCGGCGGAAAACGGCGGCGGGGTCGACAAAACGTGGATGTTGCAAGTCATGGGCGGCATCGTCAGCGTCGGCACCGTGCAGCTCGTCATCTACCTGCTGCGCCGTAAAAGCGATATGAAGGCCCTAGACCGCACCTCGGGCGCGAGCCTGCTTACTGGGGCCAGCGATCACGCGGCGATGCTGCAAGCGCACATAACGCGTTTAGAGACCCGGCTAGATAAGGTCGAGGAAAACCACGCGTTAGAAAAGCAGGAATGGCAGCGGGAACGTAACCGGCTTATCCAACAATTGAACCTAGCTAACGAGGAAATCGTTAGGTTGCAGGGCATCAACGTCCGACAGCAAACCGAGTTGAACATAGCGACCCGGCAGAACCAAGAATTACAGCGCCTGTTAGACCTGGCCAGGGGGTCACGATGAGCTATGAGCAAGTACTAATGATGATCGCGGCGGCGGCCTTTGGGTTAGCCGCTGTCGGGGTGACAGTGCCACGGCTGAATTTGGGATGGTTAGGCGCTGCGGTCGCGGCCGTGGCCGTGGTCGTTTACTGGCACGTCTAGGCTGAAATGCCGGAGCCACCACCCCGGACGATTCAGGCGTCGGGGGCGGTGGCTCCTCTGGTTTTACAGCGCGGCCTTGACCACGGTGCTGTTCGAGTCGACCAGGAAGTTAGCGGCCGCCTCGTAGGCGTCTACGGCGGCTTCTATGGCTTCCTCGGTGGCGTCGGGTTTGCAGCCTCGGGCGGTGGCTTTCAAGCACACGTCGTATAGCTCGGGGTTGGTCTTGCGGAGCTGTCGCGTATTCATGCCGCCCATGTCGTGGCGCCACAGAAGCTCGAATTCGTCTACCAATAGCTGTCGCACCTTTGCGATGAGGAGCGCGCGTTGGTGTGGCGTCAATGTGATGGGTTGGGTCTTGGCCATCGGGTTGCCTTTCGGTTGGTGTCATTAGCTCGACACCAACCAACCTAATGCCAGCGTGGCATTAAGTCAAGACTACTCACTACGGCGTTGCGACCTCCCTTTCGACATAGCGTTCAAACGTGCGCTTTGACGGAACCTCCCGACCAAGCGACACCAACGCTCGGTGAATCGCCGCCCCTGTCATGCCCAGCGCGACACCATGGCGCGCCGCTTGTCGCGGATCTTTCGGCCAGTCGATGACACTGTCGCCGTCATCGCTGTGCGACAGTGTCGCGGCGGTGTCGCGGCGCGCTGTCGTCACGGTGTCATTGGCCGGTGTCGCAACTGTCGGGGCCGGTGTCACTGGCGGTGTCGCGGGCGGCACGACAGGTTGTCGTGTCGCTTGTCGTCGAGTGACGCGCTTTTTCGCGCGCTCGGTCTTGCGACGCGCGAACACGAGCGCGTGCAATCCCAGTGACGCGAACACCGGAAAAAGCCCATAGACCACCACCGCGTCGGTCGACCAACCGCGATGGTCGGCGTGCTTGGCGTTCGCGCCCACGCTGCACAGGGTGGGCGCGAAGTACAGGAGCCACATGTACAGACGCTCGTGCCACTTGGCGTTACGCATCCGGTACGTCAGCCCCATGAACCCCAGCGACAGGGCATCAATGCCGACAGGGACCAACCACGCCACCCATGGCGACAAGTGCATGACGCGGTGGGCGTAGTCGTACAACCCCATGAACGACAGCACGATATTTGCTATGACAGCGGCGCTCAGCCCGCCATAGATCAACCATTGGGTTTGCCACGTGTCGCCTGTCGCGAGCAGTTCGGTAGCTATGTCGCGGGTGTCGGCGATCCGCGCGCGGATCTTCGCGAACCGGGGCCGCTTCTGTCGCGGTGCGACGTTATCGGCTGTCGTGTCGTCTGTCGCTGCTGGTGTCGCAAGCTCAGACGGCAATGTCATTGTGTCGCGGGTGTCGGTGTCGCTTTCCGACGACACGGGTGTCGTCGGCGCGTGACCGTTGAGAATTGCGCTCGTCATGGCCCACACTTAACCACACGGCATTAAGTTGCTAAGTTAGCGGAGATATCAGAGAGGGGGTGTGTCGTGGACGACATCATGGAAGGCGGTTACGACGAATGGGTGCCCATCGGTGAGGCCGCTAAAGATATCGGTATTCATCACTCCACGTTGGTGAAAGCGTGCAATAGGGGCGAGATTGACCATATGCGTATCGGTAGCAGAGGACACCGCAGGATTAAGGCGTCTGAGATTGCCCGGGTGAAGCGCGAAACGCGGTTCGCTCGACTGCTACATAACCGCATTGACTCCGTGGCCCCCGATCCCGAGGAGGACGACGAGCCGATAGCGGCGGAACACCGCGAACACGAGCAGGGATGGTTACTTAACCCCTTCGGGGGGTAGATGGCTCTGGGGGCCGGGTGCTGATCGTTAAACCGGCCCCCAGACGTCTCACTGTAGCCCTACGCCGCGAGGGCGTAACGGTCGTCCCAGAGCATGGCCTGTAGGTCGTAATGCAGCCCCCCGGGCCACATGTGGTGTGGTGGGTACCGGAAGTACCGCGCGTAATCGTCGGGCCGCGCCGCGCGGATCGCTTGGGCAACGTGGTTCGAGCAGATGACCGACCGGGTGAAATCGATATTCGGTATGAGCCGATGCGGTAGCACCGTGGCGGCCGCGATCAGCCCTATTTCTGACCAGGCGTAGGGCGGTTTTGACTTCGTCAGCGCGCCGGACGCTCGTAGGATCGCGTCGCGCTCTTGCTCGGTGCGCCACACGCGAACAACGGAGGCGACCGAGTCGATGGGCCGGCTTCGCCACCGTAGGCCCGCCTTCCACGGAGGCCACACGGGGAACGCTTCGGCGGTGTACCACCGCAGCCGGTCGGTGGTCGTGCCGTGAATGATCCCGCAATGGGCATACGGCGACCCAGTCCCCCGCCCGATCAGCAGTCCAACGGCGCCGGCGGCCTTGGTGAAAAAAATGTCGCCCGGCTCGGCGGTGGTCCACGCGTACCGCGTGGCCACCGTCGCAGTACGAGCGACTTTAGCCGGCATGCTTGGGCTTCCAGTCCGATGGCGTGACGTACCCGGTTAGCTCGAATACGTGCCACACCATCGCGTCAAGCTGCCACGTGCCGATGTAATCCATGGGCTCATTGGGCAATGACCACCCGGTGCCCGCGACGATAAACCGCCGCTTGCGTTTCGGGTTGTCAGGATTGACCGCCGCCCACATCGTCGGTAACTCGTCTTGCAACTGGAGGGTAAGCACCATCGCGCCATCAGGCATGTCTATGGCGTACGCACCGGATGCGTCCTGCTGTAGGGGGTACTTCCATACCTGACTGGTCATGTGGCTGCCTTTCGCGTGTCGTCGGCCGACGCTTCTGCCCATTCCTCGGCGCTGGACCGCGCGGTCTGGAAGGCGTACCGCCGGTAGTTCTCAGGAGCAGGGCTCAGAAGGCCGAGCGTTTGGGTGATGAGCCGGTATCCGGTCTCTAGCTGGCTGACGCGGTTTTCTAGGGCTGCTGTGCCCATCATGCGGCCCTGTAGGGCCAACAGCGCGTCCATGTCTAGGCCGTCGTCGCCGAGGTCTTCGGTGTCCCCGGGTTTCGGTTCCGGTGGTCTGGCTTCGCGTAGTTCGTCGGCGCATAACAGAAGCGCTTTTTCTGGGTCGGTGGCTTTGACCTTGGAGACGAACGCGGCGATGGGCCTCGGTTGGTTCTCTTGACCCGGCGGATAAATATGTATCAGAAATTCCTTTTTGTCCGCTTCGTCATTGGCCATGGTGTTCCTGCCCGCTAGGGTGAATCGTCCTGACCGTACGAGACTAGCGGCCGACCACTGCGAAGGTCGTTAAGTTGCTTCGCGTGCCCGTCCACAATTTTAGTCAGCGCCATCAGCCGCGCGGCTAGGAAATCTAAACCGCGCTGAGCGGCGACTACCTGTTCGCGGGCCATCCGCCCGGCCTCTTTCTTGATGATCTCGGCCGTTTCGGCAACTTGTACCGGCGGTAGCCCCTCGGGGGGTTCCCACACCAACCGCAAGTCGGAGGGAACACTTATCTTGTCGGTATACACCCGGCCGGGCCGGTCATTTTCGGCGATTAGCTCGCGGCCGCTCCATAGCCGCCGGTGCCCCACGCTGTAGTACGCCGCGTCGCGCTTGATGTCGGATGGATTCCACTTAATGGTCGTCATCGTTGGGCTTCCTAGGTGCCGGCGGGTAAATCCCGTACCGGGAATCGGCGATGACGGTTTTCAAGCGCTCTACGTCTTTTAGAACCTGCTCTAGTTGCTGTTCGGATAACTCTCTATCAATTTTGGCGTATTTTCTAGACCGAAAAAGGTAGTAAACACCGAGGCCGATCAACGCGATGTAGCAAAGCCAAAACCAGGGAATCAGTTGAGTAAAGCCTATGCACACCGCAGCGGCGGCGTAGAACATGTTACTTATCGTCGTGGTTTTGGTCTGGTCATATAGCGCGTCGATCCGATTTTGCAATGAGGCGATGGTTTTAAGATTTCGTTCGCGTTGTAGGTGGTCTAGGTGCCTGTCTAAGGGATTCATTTAGACCACTTCCCCGGGGTATCCGTAGAGGTCGGACCGGTACCCCTGATCGCGTTGGTTGGTGTCGATCACCCATTGCCGTAAGCGCTGGTCAGTAGGCAAATAAACGCCTGGTCGTATACCGGCATGTAGTTTGCCTATCTTGACATAATTGCGGATCGTTTTCTCTTCTAAGCCAGTGGCGGCCGCGATGTCGGCGTATCCGAGCAGTTCTTTACCTTCAAAAGCTCGCAGGCCGCGCCGAACTCGAACTTTCCGGGGCATGGGGGATTCCTTCCGTTAACTCTGGCGGCATAAGTGAACCAACGGTCAGAAGCGGCGGCACCGCGCATGATGGTCACTAGGCTCTCCCTGGTGTCATTAGCTCGACACCAACTTAATGCCTTTCTGGCATCAAGTCAAGGGGCCTTTGGGTGACCGGCAAGGCGTGTTGCTTTCACCGGCTTGCCTCCACTGCCCCGCCGGTCACCGATGCCCGCCGGAGGGCACCAGCGGGCACCGTAGCACGACCTAGGACTTATCGCCGCGTATCCTTCGCGGCTCTGGTGTGGCGGTCACTCGGCTGGGCTTGATCGGTTCATCGGGTCGGTAGGCGTCCTCTAGGCCGGATATTTCGGCGCCGGTCGCGGCGCGCCAGCCCCATGCAACACCGGCGATCCACGCGTCGGCCTCGCGCGTGCGCAAGAGCAGCAAACGGCCGTCGATTCTGACGGTGTAGTCGACGTGCCCTTTCCCGTACAAAAGGATGGGGTCGACAGCTACCAAGCGGCAGATATTGGCGCGCTCTAGCGCCTCGAATTGGTGAAGCCTGAACGTATGGGCCTTGAGCCCAAACCCTCGGCGTACTCGAACGTTGGTCATCTAGGGTCATCCTGTGTTTGTGCTGGATACAAGCGGTGCCACTGTGGCATAGGGGTCTACGAGGGTGGCCGATTTTTGGGGTTTGTCACAGGGTTGACTTAATGCCAACGTGGCATTAGGTTGGTGTGGTCGAGCTAAGACAATCCTGCTGACGGAGGGCATAGCCATGCCAAACCTTGACCACTTCACTCGGGGCAATCTGATTGAAACGTCTAACGGCGTCGCGACAATTGGGGACGTTCAGGTGACCCACGATGGTCCTATCACCCTTGTGGAGGTCACCGTAACGGTGGATGGTGAGAGCTATGTCATGGAATACGTCGTTTGCCCAGTTCGCGGGTAATTGTCGCAGGTCGACACGCGCAATAAAAAGCGCCCGGCCAGCCACGGCCGGGCGCTACCCCCTAGACGGAACCAGATGCACGCACACGCTCAGAAAAGCGAGGATTCCACTATGGATAGTAGACCCACAACCACCCAAACCACCAGCGTTGAGGTGACATCATGGCTCTGAAAACTCGGAAGCCCACCGGCATACCCTCCTGGCCCCTCATCCTGATAGAAGGTGAAGAGAAATCCGGCAAGTCATGGTCATGCGCGGAGTTCTCCGGCTGTGACCGCGTCGGTGAAACCTACTGGATCGAACTAGGCGAAGGCCGCGTAGACGAATACGGCGCGATCCCCGGCGCCGACTACAACATCGTCGAACACGACGGCACATGGGCCTCAATCCTCGACGCTGTCATAGAGGTGGGACTGATCGGCAAGCAAGAGCTAGCCGCCGGCCGTAAACCAGTGGTGTTGGTCATCGACTCCATGACCGCCGAATGGGACATTCTCAAGGGCTGGGCCGAACTCCGCGCCCGATCCTCCGAGAAGAGCCGTAAGAAACTCGAAGCCGACCCCGACGCCTACATCGACGTAACCACGAACTATTGGAACGACGCCAATAGTCGGCATCGCAAGCTCATGCAACTACTGATGACGTTCCCCGGTATCGCTCTCATGACCGCGCGCGGGAAGCTGGCCGCCGAAATGGACAAAAAAGGCCAACCCACTGGCGAAATGGAATACAAGGTAGAAGGGCAGAAACACCTAGCCTTTGACGCCTCGGCGTGGGTGCGACTGTCCCGAGAGCGCCCCCCGCAAGTCATCGGCGTCACCTCGACGCACATCAAACACCGCCCCGGGATCGACCAGCCCAAACCCGCGCCGAACTTCTCGATTGAATGGCTGGTGTTCGACGTTCTCAAGTGCGGCCAAGACTCGGCCGTGCGCGGTCTCATTTCCCCGTCATCGACCGAGGAGCCCGTACGGCCACAGGTCAGCAGCGCCCAAATCACCGAGTACGAGGAAAAGTTAGCCCGCGACGGCATCACCATGGATGAGGTGAACTCCCTCCAGAATGAGGCCAGGCACGCCGGGGAGTACGACACCGCCGGTAAGAAACGGATGCGGGAGGCCATCGAGGCCGCCAAGCAACGCATCGCCCGCAACGCGATAGAAGAGGCGGCATAGAGATGACCGACGCTAAGACAGAGATCCGTACCGCCGTGGCGCTCAAGGTGTTGAGCGCCACGGTCGCCGAAGAAATCGCCGCCGGTAAGGATCGCCTCATGGAGTTCGCCGAAGCCACCGGCGCGAAATCGTTCGTCGCTGAGCTGGACGGGGTTGAGATCGGCACCGTGTCCCGCCGTAAGGGCCGCTCCGGCGGCCTCACGGTAGACAATGAAACCGCGCTCATCTCCCACCTGCGCGGCCACAACATGCACCACGTGCTACGCGAAGTGATCGACCCGGTATGGATCGACAAGCACCTAGAGACTTACGCCGATAAATGGGCCGAGGAGAACGGCGGAGAGCTTCCGCCCGGGCTGGACTACAAAGCGGCCGGTGAGGATTACATAGCGGTCAATCCGAATAAGAACGCCGCTCCCCTGGTCATCGAGGCCATGCGGCGCGGAGAATTTCCGCTACTGCCCGCCTCCAAAACCGACGAATCCTAGCGAAGGGGTACGACACGCTAATAGAGCAGAGCACCACGGGAGCTAATGAAGGGTCTATGTTAGTGGTACCTCACCCATTTGGCCTAGCCGAAACCTCGCATACCCACAGAAATACGGTAAGAGGTTTGACTAGTCACCAATAGGGTGTTTAGATCGAAAACACCCCATCAAAGGGGGTAACCACAGACACAAAAAACCCGCCCTACTGGGTAGCGAATCCAGATCGCGGGGCGGGTTTTTTGTTCGACAGCATGACCCGTTAAGTCTGCTCTTGGTGTACAGATTAGTAACTTTGTACATCGTTCGCAACTCGCAGAGCGTTACACGGGTCACATATTTGAAAGGTGACCCGGATGGTCTGCCCCACCATCATACGCACGGCCCATACGCCTACCCGCCTTGGAGTCACCGGCGGTGACAAGTGAGCGACCTAGCCACAGCGTGGGCCCGCACCGTGAAAGTCGGTTCACCCGCTCGAAAACTCGTCCTAACCACCCTCGCCGGGCACTGCTCCCCCCACGACGGCGAAGCTGACGGCTTCCTGTGCGCCTATCCCGGCCAAGAGCTTTTACAAGACGAGTGCGAAATGGGCGAACGCGCCCTTCGAGATCACCTCAATGAGCTAGTGATGATGGGCCTCATTCAGCGCCGCATGCGCTACGACTACCGAGGCAAACGCACAAGCGACTGGTACCGCGTCCCCATCCGCAGCAATCACCACATCGTCGGCCGATTCCCCAAGCCAGAAAGCCACGAAACGCCGGCGGAATGGGGGCCCACGGGACTACCGGCAGAT